ATCTGCTGCTTTAAATCTAACACCAGATTCCATAAGGTTAGCTATAAACGCTACATTCCTAGAAAGCCTATCTAATTTAGCAATAACTAGTGTAGCACCAAATTCCTTGCAAGCATCCATTGCTTTATGTAGTTCGGGGCGGTTATTTTTCTTGCCCGATTCTACTTCAACATACTCTGCAATAGGCTCTCCAAAGGTGCGTATAACAGCTTCCTTTTGCCCTTCAATGCCTAGACCTTTTATGCCTTGCTTGTCGGTAGAAACCCTATAATATGCTACTATTTTATCCATATTGTGCTTCAAAGATAACATTTATTATAATAAAGTCAAGTAAAAAGTTATTTATTTTTTCACAGCCTCTTTCCATTGGAGTTTATCAAAATCATCCTCGGTCATTTCTTCACCATTGGAACAATAGACAACAACCGCTCTAGGCTTAATCTTCCTAAGTTCCTTTATTTTTTCTATTAATTCCTTTACGTTTTGGTTCATTGTGATTAAATTAAAAAGGACTATCAAGTGGTTCATCATACTCCATTCCACTTATTTGTTCTGCTAGAGTATCTTCTTTGGCATCTGTAAACATAGAGTAGTAGCCATAAAATTTCTCATTGATTACCACGTTAGGAGTACCGTTTCTATTCTTGGCAACAATTAGTTCTGCCGCTAGTTTATAATCCGTTTCGGTCATACTATCTTGGCTGTACTTAGAATCTGGGTGTTTACCCCACTCAAAGTAGTACTCAGGGCGGTAAATAAACAGGACTATATCTGCATCGTTTTCGATAGAACCTGATTCACGCAGCGAGTCTAGGGTAGGTCTTTTATCGCTGCTTTTTTCGGCAATTCTACCTACTTGGGCTAAGGATATGATAGGAACATTCAACTCTTTGGCTAATCCTTTTATACCCCTGCTTATGTTAGCTATCTCTTGCTCTCGGTTAGTAACCTTACCTAAACTACTACTCATTAGCTGCAAATAGTCAATAACAATTAACCCTAAATCCCCTTCTTTTTTTATGATCTGCTTGCATTTTCTTTTGATATAGGATATGCCAATGGCAGCCTTATCATAAATGTGAATAGGGAGCTTTTCTAATTCACGTTTAGCATTTCTTACTTTCTCTAAATCGTAAGGAGTCATTTTGTTAGCCCTATAATCTTGTAGATATACTTTGGCTTCCTCTACTATATATCTGTCAATAAGCTCATCGGCAGACATTTCTAGGGAGAATATAGCAGCAGGTTTCTTGGCCATGGTAGCGCATATTTTAGCGTATTGTAAACCCTTGACAGATTTTCCCATGGCGGGCCTTGCGGCTATTATTATAGAATTACCATTTACCCATCCACCCGTAATAGAATCTAGGTACTTGTTACCAGTTGGTATGCCAGTAAAGGAAACCCCGTCCCTTACAAGTTGTTCTTTGAGTGCTACTCTTTCACGAAGTAGGACTTTAAAAGGAATATCCGAGCCACTATCAGCCCCAAAGTTCTTGATATTGTCTATTTGGCTATAAATATCATCAATAAGTTCAAAGACATCTTCATCGTTATTAAAGGCTCTTGTTGACATTTCTGAACCGAGTCTTATAATTTCCCTACCAAGATATGCCTCAGCAATTAGTCTAGCATGATATTCTATGTTAGCAGCAGAAGCAACTCGGTTGGTAAGCTGGACAATATAAAACGCCCCACCTGCAACATCTAATTTGCCTTGTTTCTTAAGTTCTGCCGTAACGGTTAGGATGTCAATAGGCTGATTACTATCCTTAATATCTTTGATAGCTTTGAAGATAACTGAGTTCTGCTCTTTGTAAAAGGTTTCAGGTAATAGGATTTCGGCTACTACATCATAGGCTTCCTTCTCTAGTAGCATAGCCCCTAGGACTGCTTCCTCTAGTTCGGTTTCAGATGGAGGCATTTTTCCCCCGCTCATGGAATTTAGAATATTTCTATTTCTTTTTAGATTATCCATTTATTCCTTGTTATTAAAAGTTATTAGAAACTCCTTGCCGTCTCTCCATAGGATTGGTTGGTTGCAATAATCGGCAATCATACCTCTCTTGCCTTTGCTTGGAAGGTGGCTATTTCTTGCAAAGTTACGAATAGTAGTAGGAGTTACCTCAAGGTACTTTGCTAGACCTTGTATTCGGCTTTGTTTCATTTCCTCTACTTTGCCTTGTAGCCCTGCTGCCTTACCGCTTACCTTCTTGTTAGGAGGGGAATAGGGATGGTATATCCATTGCTCCAAGGTCATTATTCTAAATTCGTCCATTTACAAAAGTGTTCAACTCTTTTTTATTGTTAAAATATTTAGCTTCAATAGGGTTGTCATTCTCATCCCATTCAATTCTATTGCCTAAGTTGTCAATAGGATAAAGCACCCATTGTTTTTGATTAGTGTCATAAAAAAATTCAAACCCATTTTTAGTATAAGTTTTCATTGTTAGGTTTACAAAAATAATGGTTATTAGTTATATAACAAATTAATTTTAAAATAATTATTCTGGAATTTCCTCCTCGTCCTCAGGGTTAAAATAGGATAGGGCGCAAAAGGTGCTGCGAATAATTAGGTAAACTACTGCTGCAACAATAAGGGTGCATAGCCCTCCCACTATGGGAGAGTCTAATGCTGTTAGGATAGTTTTAATCATTGTTTTGAAAATAAATTTCTTCTTGTATAATTTCTAGCTTGTCCTCGATTATTTCGGCTACATGGTTATCTAGGATTTTTTGCAAGTCATCCCCTAAATATTTGCCGTTGATAGCCTCGAAGGTATCTTCGTTGTGGTGGGTGTATAGGAATTGGTGTTTTGCCCCGTTTATCTCAACTGAGAGCGCACTTTGGTATGTTCCATGTCCTTTCCTTTCACATTGAAGTTTACATAGCAAAATTGAGCCTTCAAGGTGTTGGGTGCTATCTTCGATTGCCATAAGTGCATCATCGGATAGTTTTTTGATAATTGATTCTACTAGCATGGGTTTAAGTGTTTGTTTTTAAGTTGTTAATTTTATGCCTTCTTCCATTGAACCTAATAAATCGTCTATATTGGCTCTGTTAAAATCGCTTTCGCTTATTCTCATCTTATGCCCCAAGTAATTAATAACAAAAATGTATTTTCTACCTTCTTTTATAAAGTCAAAAACATACTGTTTATTATTTGGAGTTACAAATGTTCTACCAGATTTTGCCATCAATACACTATCTTTTTTAGTATATTTCCCAATTTGATTTACTTGTTTCATTGTGTTTAATATAATTAATTTTACAAATAAAAGACTTTTCTAGTTTTTAAATCTTCATCCTCACGTCTATACATGATGTAAAAATGCCAATCCTCTATGGTCATGTTGTCGGTTATAGGAATGATCGAATAGGAAACTAAAACTCTATCGGGTTTCGCTGGAGCTTCTACTTTGCGCCCATCGCCTAAATATATGGTTCTAGTGTTTACCTTGGTAGCAGGTTTTTGACTACCGAATATGGCTATAACTGCCATAAGATTGCTAATTATGTTCATAGGATTAATTATTAAATAATGATTCTATTACCCTTATAGCTTCTTTTTTTGTTTTAAAAGCCTTGTCAATGCCTAATTTTTCTTTATTAGGACTTGATTGATAAACAGGTTGAAATTTACCTTTTTTTGTTTTGCGGATAAAATATAAACCGCTTGAATTTTCTTTAATTAGTGTTTCCATAGGATTATTTGTTAAAGTTTACGATTGTTTTAAAGATCTTATCTAGCTTTTGCTTTTTTGAAACAGGCAAAGCCTTTCTAGATTTTACCCTATTTCCACAGGGTTTGAACGGTTTTACTTTGCTCATGGGTTTGGTTAATTTGCTTTTTCTGCTAATCCAAATTTATATGCACCTTTTCTAGTGCAAAATTTAGATTTACCATTTATTAAAATTTCTATTCGATCTTGCCAAGATTTTAAATCCCCTTTCAAAACTTTACTGTCAATTACTTTGTAATTTGATGGCGGCATTTTTGAGATTTCTTTTAATGTTTGCATAAATTGGGTTTTAAATTGTTAGTTTTTATTAGCGTCTTAGCTTTGCCCGCTCCCAATTATAGGAGCTAAGGCAAACACTAAAACAGTTTTTTTATATTGCTAGGTGTAGCGGTTCAAGTTCTAAATTGTGAAGATTCACGGAAGTATAAGGTATCATATAGCCATAAATAGAATGTTTTTGCCATGTGATTACTATTCCCATTTCCCTACATTTAAACTCGAAAAAGTTTTTTAAACTGTTTAACTGCCTTTCATTTTTTTTGCTTAGTGTAGTAGGATGCAAATAAAATTCAGGTTCTAAACATTCTTGTATTTCTTTAAGGTATTTAAGGCAATTAGCCCCGATAAAAACCCCAGAAGATGAAAATTGATAAAGGTTTGACCATTGGCCACCGTGCCAAAGTGAACAAATTTCTTTGGCTCTGTTTTTTGAGATAATCATATTTTTAAATTGTTTTTAAGTGTGTTTTTTGATCCCTTGCAACTTTCGCAAATTGTAACGGCCACACGGCCCAAGGGATGAAGGGAAAACGGGTTAAATTATATTAAATTAATTAAATAGGAATTATACATTTTGCCATTTCCAACTTGTTGCCATTTAAAGCCTAACTTTTGAAAAATAGCAGGATAACAAGAAACCCCAACCCCACCCTCAAAACGTGGTAAAATTCCATAACCTGAACCATACCCAAATAAATCTCTATTCTCAATAGATGAAAAATTATTTTCTTTAAAGGTGTAAAGTAGTTTTAACAGGCTTAAATCTTGGTTTAAGGCCTTTGCCACTGCTGTGCTTTCCTTATCATAACCACAGCCACCAATAGAACCGCTCGAATATCTGTTATAATTATTTTGGCCTTTTAATTGTGCTTCTGCTGTTGGGTTTGCTCCCCATGTGCGGCTTTTCTTCCATTCTACCGAAATGTAAATTTCCCGAATTTCCCCAGCTTCGCTAACTTGCTCTAGATGCTTTAAATTTTCGCTTAAAGTTTTCTTCATGCTTTTTTCACGTCTTAAAATTAGATAGTTTTTTAAATCGTTTAACTCCCATTCTTTGGCCTTTGCTGTTGGTGTTAATAGGTCTTTAAATTGCCATTTGTTTAAAATGTCATTAACATTGGTAAATCCGTTTAAATCTGTTTTAAACGTTTCTAGTCTGTTTTTTTGCTCGGCTTCTAAAGCTGCAAAAAGTTTGATAAATTTGTTCATATTGTTTTTTATTAAGTGTTTAAGACCCTGTAAACGTTTGCAGGGTTTCGGCTATCTTAAGCCTCATCAGTTAAACTCGGGGGCTAAAATACCATAAGAACCCCAATCGGTGTAAATGTTTAATTCTTTGGCTTTTTCTTCCCTAATCTTAAGGGAATAGCCTCTAGGATCTCCATTTATAAATAAATCTAATTCGCTAAGCAAAGGGAGCAATTTTAAAGCCTTGTCTTTGATTTTCATTAATTGTGCAGCGGCTTTTTCGCTTTCTATATCCCCGTTGCAGTCAAGAGTACAAATTCTATTTGCACGCCTTTCAAGTTTTACTAATTCGCTGTAAAGGGTAACGG